TTTGCGATAAATTCGCTCATGGTTTGTTCCTTTCAAGAACATAAATTAATAATTAGGATTTGTTGTTGTAGCGATACACGCAGACATGTCGGGGATAAACGCACCGATAACTAAAGTCTATTAGCACAAGTTATACACGCTAAAAGAAAACCCTCCGGAGGACGGCCAGAGGGAAAGAATTAGTTTTCTTTTTTAAATTGCAACCAGACGGAAGGGGTGTCCGATTACAAAGTTTAATTAGACACGTTGCATAAGTAGATCTAATTGTTTCTTTTTAAGATCAAGCAACGCAGCCGGGTTAGTAACTTCTGGATCCTTCTGCAATACCTTACTTAGAGTATCTGTTAGCAGTTCACCCTGTCGCTCAGTAAGTTCATTGCCTGCCTCTAAAGCCAGCAATGCGTCAGTCAGTTCCTCAGCCGAAATGCCACGCAACTCAGCCAATTCCACAATCTTAGAAGTCAAATCACTCATACCTCTAACACTAGCAGTTCCCTCAGTCTGAGAGTAAGCGGGAAAAGCCACCAAACTTGCCTCATGAATATTTATACGAGTCAATACACGCTCATTTGCAGACGGCCATGAGTCACCACCCGCAGGAACCCTAAAGCCAAAAGAAAATGCTGAAACGTCTCCACGTTTAATTAATGTAGCCGCGTCTCGTCCAGCGTTTGTATCTGGCAATGAGGCCTCAACTAACAAACCACGCTCGTCCTCAGTTAACTTAAGTGTGCCTGCACGTGTGCTACCCAACACAATGCCAGTATCATGGTTCCAAAGCAATTTGACGTCATTACGTGATCTAAGCGAGTCAGCAAAAGCACCCGGCTTAATGGTCTCAGTAAAAGGTAGCGGCTGAGAAGGTGAATTAAAGACCGCTGCATAGCCTCTAAGCGTCATGCCGTCACCCTCCGCACGTATCTCTAGATCCTGCAAAGCCTGCCTACGCTCAATACCCTTAGACACACGCTCACCACGCTTAGCCAATTCTGCAACCTGAGTAGGCTCAATAAATCTAACCGCGTCCTCCTCCATAACTGGAGACTCAGGCATAACGTCTGACTCAGGAATCAAGTCCTCAACAACATAGGTAGAGTCAGTTATGCACTCCACTGTATAAGACAAGTCCTCAATGGTCTTAGCCAACTTACCGACTAACTCCAATACTTCACCCTTCAACTCACCAACTTGAGTCACCAAGTCGTCTTTGCTCATAGGCTCACCATGATACATACGGGTTTCACTTTCTTTATTAGACATAACATCATTAATTTTATCAACACCTCTAGTAGACGACCCATCATCTAAGCCATTAACCCAAGTCTGTCCAGAATTTCCGCCCCACGCGTCCCACGCCACACGTCCCGGTGAAGGATAACCCTCCTCGCCACTATTAAAACCTGTTGCACCCTTAACAGAACTTTCTTGACGTGCAAAAAAACTGAGCATGCGGTTAACAGTGTCCGCAGATACGTCTCTACCAGACGCAAGTTGAACTGCCCTAGCCCTGCCAACATCTGTAAAACCATCACCTGCATAACCCTCAGCGATCCAACCTAAAGCACGCTTAGCAGCAACCGCAACACCCGCAGGCGGACTATAAGTCCCAGCCTCAACTGCACGCTTAAATTCTCCACCAACGGGAATACCCTCAGACAAACTAACTGCAACCATCTGATCTATGGCCTGCTTTTTAGTTTTATGCTTACCCAACAACGTCCCATCATCTTTAACAGTGTTCCAACCATCAACAACCTTCTCAATAAAATAAGGCATTATTCCCCAGTCTCATAACTACCCTCAGGGATAGTTGTAGGGTTTTGTAGTTGAACAGACGGCAGACCGGTGTGACTAATCTTAGGTAAGTTCAATACAGTCAGAACGTCCTCAGGCACAAAGCCCAGACCAATAAGTTTCTGAGCCATGTCCACCTTAGTCTCGTCCTCAGTTAGACCCGCAGCCGTAATGTTGACGTTAGTTAATGGAACACGCACAACGTCACCACCATCAATAGGACGCATGTTTTCTTTACGTCTAACTTCATTAGTGCTAAGCACACCATTTTGTAGTAACTTACTGTAACCCTCAATGCGGGTTGCATAATCTCCACGCAGTAGATCATCTGTATTAAACGCAAGATAAGCGGTATCTGGTAGAAGGGTGCTAAATGCGTCCTCAAGTTTCGCCAAATATGGTCTAAGCGTGTGCGTCACAAAGGCTATCTGTTTCTGCTCAATAGACGAATAACTTTGGCCACCATTGTTTAGGCCAATCATGTCCGTAGGCACGCGGTAAGCACGTGCAACGTCCTCAACTGCAAGTCTGCGAGAGTCAAGCATTTGAGCCTGATCGTTAGCAATAGTTGTTGGCTTAAATGTTGCACCACCCGACAAGATACCAGTCTTATGAGCCTTACGGAAACCCTTGTGTTGGCGGTCAAATGACTTTGCTAAGTTCTCCGCTTGATCTGACGTCAATGCACCCGGATACTCAATTACACCCTGCGTTAAAGTTCCCTGCCCAAAGAAACGTGCCGCAAATCCTTCAAGGCTAATTGCAAGCCCAATGTTTTCCTTCAAAGTATCAATAGGTGACTTACCGCGAAGTTCACCCGGCAACAAGATACTGCCAACAATATGTAACATGTCCTCAGAGGTTAAAGTTTTACCTTCCTCACCTGTATAAACATAAAGTTTCTGTCCCATAGAGTTACGAGTTATCGTTACTGCCATAGGGTTCAACACCATCATGCTTAAAATCTCACCCTTAGCGTCCTTAAATAGACGGATAAAAGCGTTGCCATCAAGTAGCAGGCTAGTCATAGTCTGTTGCCAGAACGCTACGCTAGGTATCATTGCGTCCGGCTTACCAACCCAAACAGGTCTCGGTCTATAAGGATATGCAATACCATCTCTACGCACGTAAGTATCAACTGGCAAAGCGGAAATAGTGTCGCTAATTAAAGATACACAAGCCCATACAGAGTTAACAGTTAATGCGGTGTTGTAGTCAACGAAGGCGGACGACTGAGTTTCATACGAAGTTAGATCCCCTGCACCCCAAATGCTTTGGAAACTTATGCCCCTATTCTCACCACGTAGATTATTTAGCATTAATTACCGCTTCTCTCTAAAGCCAAACCAAATAGCAGAACTCCAAGCCCTGCAACAATTAGCCCCGCAGGAACGAAAATAAAACCAACACCCGCAGCAATAACTGCAATGCCTAATGCCTGCAAAATCGTAGGTAGCAAACTATTCCTTAAAATACAAAAAACTCAGGGACGATATCAGTTTCTAGTTTACTAGTCGCTCGGTCATAAGCAATAACAAAAGCCACCGCAGCGTCAATACGTCTATTACTGGCACGCGACTCTTTCACAATTCTGGCACCCATGTTATCTATCTTTAGCACGCAGTTATCTATATGCCTTGCAAGTAGCGGATCACCACTATGCGTTAACTTAGCCTCAGTAACAGAGTCAAACACCTTTTGCGTAGCGGGGATCATGCGTCTAGGTGAGGTAGACGGCCACTCAACCACCGGTAACCCCATGTCCTGCAACACTGCCATGCTACGTTGCCAACGGAACGGATCAAATGCAATTTCCTTGACGTTCCTAAATGACTGGCAGAACTCAATAATTGTCTGCTCAACCTCTAACGTATCAACCCGCCAATCGTCAGAGTCATTAGGTTGCTTTTCCCAAGCCTTAACAAGAAATACGTGAGGCTTATCCTCCGCAGACTTAGGAACAGTTACCGCAACAATAGCCGTAGTATCACCATTAAAGGATCCGTCCACACCCAACACCACGTCAACATCATCACCAACAGTAATCTCAGCCTCCAAAGTGTCCCACATACCTGCCGGCAACCAAGCATTTTTAGAACTAACCCACTGGTTACAACGCTTAGTCCTAAACTCAGACTCCGGTGTTCTCTTAACCATTGACTCAAAGTCCGCTGCGGAATTAAGATCTCCGTAACCCGGATTTGCTGCTATCCAAGTTGACTCAAGCCTATGATCTGCGTCCAAAGGTGCCTCCCACCATGCCATGAAAAAAGTTGGATCTGAAATTTCACCCGCAGAAACTTTACGTCCGTATTGATACAACTGGTATGCGGTGCTATCCTGCCCAGACGTATCTGACTTAACTCCGCAAGTAGTTGTTGCCAACATCATAGGTTGTCTGCGTGAGGCCATAGCCAACTGCATTACGTCAAAAATTTTTCTGTCCGGTAGTGCGTGAATTTCGTCAAAAATAACTGAACTTGGATTTAAACCTTCCTTACTGTAAG